TAAAGTTTCATAAAAAATACCTCTAAAAATTTCAAAATTTTCTGTCTACCATTTACTGACTATAATGCGCATTCTGTTAATTTCGGCTCAACCATTCAATTAATGCTTTAATTAACCGACGAGCAGGGGAGAGCCAAAGAATGAACAATAAACAAATAAAAGGCAACATCATTTCCATATCAAAATCATAGCATGATTTTAAAACGGTGTCAACTGGCAATATTAACGACGAGAGCATACCATATTGCCACGTTGCCGAAAAAAAAAACGGCGCAGTTTACACACTTTCCCACAATCACCACACGTTTAATTCGTGCGCTCATGTGGAAAAGTGGAAAACTGCGCCTCTCTTTCTCTCGGCACCGCTTCCGCTACGGTCAGCCCTCAAGGGGCTTCGTTGACACCGTTTCACTTTCCGCCGTAGGCGGATTTTTTTCCGGGGTTTGAACAGTCGGTACATGTGGCGATTCATGTGCATCGCCCTGAAGCGTTCCACTATTCAAACGTATAGATTCAAGCTCATCTTTAAGCTCATGGGCACGAGCCAACAAATCAGAACGGCTCATGAAAAGCATATCATCTTGCGGCAGCTGCTCATCAGCTTTTGCAAGCTCTTCATAAATCGCTCTATACTGCGGCGAATGCTTGAAATCAAGAAGCCGCTCACCGTCTGCAATCATACGTTTAATCTGCTTGTCTAACGGTACATATCCAGCGTCATCCACTCGGCGGCGGTTATAAACCCAGTCTGATACACTGGGAGGAGCGATACATTTATCCCATGGAGAGCGAAATTTCTTTTCATCTTGCACGGCAAAATCATATTCAATTTTCTTCGGCTGCTTCTTTTCAATTGTTTTTTCAAAAGCAAGTTCGGCAATGTCTTTTTCTTCATCCATAAATTCCTCACATATCATGATCCATTCGACCAGGCTCTGGGTAAGCTGTAATCGGTCTTACTGCGTCCAAAATCGTAGCGAACTGACAAATAATTCCTGGCTCTGACTGAACGGCATAAATCTTCTTTGATTCGCTAGGCTTGCATTCAATAAAATCAGCGTCCAGTTCCGGGCGGCTATCAAAATGACGGCTGAAATTCCAATATGCGTAAGTATCACGCATAGCACCACAAGCAAGACTTGTTCCGGCTCGCATTTCATTCCAACGACCTTGAAAACCCCAAATCTTGGTATCATCTTCAGTATTATCTACGTAAAGTTCACCGGCGTAAATTCCTTGCTCCGACAAATTACAAAGCTGAGGCAAATAGAAATCATAACGGCTTTTCTTAAACCACTGTCTATTTACGCCTTGAGTATAAAGCGGAGTAGGGCGGCAGAAAACAATACCAACAAGACAGCCATATTCCTCGGCAAAATACTTTCCAACATAATTCGAAGCAACTGAAATTCCATGTCCGGCTTGAGTACCCTGGGCGGAGCTATCAGTAGTCTGTGAAGTCTGCAAAACCTCATTAATTACTACTGGAACCTTTCTTGCACCAATAAACTCCGGTCTTTGAAGTCTTGAATCCTTTGGAGAAACAGAGAAGAAAGAACGAAGATATTCAGTGTAACGGCTTCCAGTACGGTTAGCACGCTCAAGAATCTTCTGAATCTGGATGACTGTACGAAGCTCCGAAACGTCAAATGTAGTTGCGTCAGCAAGTTTAACAGATAACAAAGAAGTATCATCATCTTTAACTTTCAAATCACGAGGACTTAAAAAATAAACAGAACCGTCAGGACTACTAGCTTGCCACGCATACGAACGCTTATCACCGGAATTAGAACCAGTAGGAGAATAAGATAAATTTAAAAAATTTGTACCACTTGCCGGAAGTGGATCACCATTAGAAGAGCCAACTCGCTTATAATTAAACCAAACCGGCAACTCACCACTAAGCGGCAAACTTGGCGCAATTCCTTTCTGCTGAGAGAGTAGAGCAGAAGTAAAATAGTCCTTTTTCCAAGCAACATTAAAAATTCCGTATTCCTCTTGGTCAACAGTAGTAGACGGAACAAGGGAATTGTCAAAATCACGCTTGGTAACCATTAATTTACGCTTACGCTGCAGATTCTCATCTCTGAACCACTCATTGTAAATGCTATGATAAGCACGGATAAAATAATCTGTACACATCTTAGCAATCGGAGAATTTGAAGTAAGACCAACAGGCAAACCGGCATAATCCATAAGACTATACTTTTTTACAGTCTGAACATTAACGTCTGAAAAATTAGAGCCAATGCTAGGAAATGAATAGTCAAATGCAACCGGGTTTCCTTCTTCGTCCAGGTCTTCATCATCTCCGCCAGTAATTCCTCTCTCAAAATTGGGGTCAAGATTACGATAAGGCACAAAGAAATAAAAAGCCCAGAAATCCAATTTTCCCATAACTGGACTAACAAGCGGCTTAAAACGGTTGATAACATTAAAGTAAATCTTGAAATTATCACCAGGAACCATATCACGAAATTCCACCGGAATAGCCTGGCCGATGTCATAATCAAATGAACGCTCATCAACAAGAGTTCTTCTGGAACGCTTTGGAACTAAAGAGCGTATACTGTTAAATGGATCACTCAACTTTATTCCTCCAAATAGTATTATTAAAACGGTAATTAATATTATGCTCTACCATGTTAGCCTGGTAAACATATTCCAACATATCCTCATTCACAACGGATTTAAACCGTCTTGAAATAGGGTCATAAAAACTATGAGATAAACCACGCTTGCGAGCTTCCGCAAATCTCTTGCGCCTATGCTCATGCGTCATACAAGTATAGTAATCTGTCAAAGAATCGCTAAAATGAGGCGGAAAAGCATGGCAAACCTTAAGTTTTTTCTTATAATAACGGGGTAGGGGCGCAACCTTACCACGCCACGGACAACCATGGATTGACATAAGCCTGTCAAAATTAGCAATAAAATACTGGTAGCCTATACCCTGTGATTGCAGCTGAAAAGGCGGAATTCTTCCGGTTGTCGAATAAACCGAATTAGGAACTTTTCCATAAAGCTTTTTCTGAATGTAACCGGCAACATAACTACACGTCTTTTGATTAACATCATCATAACTTTTTCCTTTACACCAAAAAAAATCAGCCTGATAAGTCCAGCATTTCTTGACTATCTCAACATCAGCTCTATCAATACCAAAAATAATTGCGTGATAATGAGGACGACCTTTTGTGCCATACTCACCACACGCAAAATACTTAATAAAGCGTCCATGCAAATTTTTTCGAAGCCTCTTAAAGAATTTCTGCAAGTCTGATTTAACCAAAGTAGCATTTTCCGGCAAGAACTCCGGCGCATAAGTCAGAGTGATGAAAAGGGCTTTTCCGTGAAAACTCTCATACTCATGGAGCATACGGATTGCCCATTCTCGAACACGGTTTATACGGCAAGGCATACACCGACCGCAAGGAAATTCAAGACCACTTTTATCTTTATAAGGTTTCAAACAAATCATATACAATCATATACGAATACCACCACGTCCAACACGGACTGAATGAATCCGACGACCTCGGCGACGTCTACGCATTCTAACCTCCTATAGAAGCAAACAAATCCAATAACATTTTGCCAACAGTGACAACAATGTTAAGCACAACTGTACCAATAGTTATCTTGGTTTCCTTATTCATTTTTTACCTCCAAAACCAAATATAGATTTTCCGAGCTCACCAATAGACTCAAAAAAACCGCTAAGTCCATTCTTGACAGAATTAACAGCATTAGGAACACCAATGCCAACTGCATTATTGGCAGTCAAAAGGGGTAAACCCCATTGAGAACCATAAAGCTTAGACGGCTGAATACCGAATTTCTGATTATAAACTCTATCCCAATCAGAAAAATAAAGCTCATTATTCAAAATGTCAGTCTTATATTGCTGCGCCTTTATCTGATTCTCCTTAGTACGTTCAAGAATTTCATTACTAAAAGCTTGATTCTTATTTTTCAAATCAAGCCCATAATTCCGAAGCTTGTACCAATCGCCAGCATTCTCGCCAAATATCAGCTTATTAGCAGTATCGGCTTGGACATTCTTAGATTGATTCTGCAAATACTCAATTTCAGACTTTTGCCTATTAAGCTCACCAACTGCCTTCAAAGCGTCAAGACCGGCACCTATCATAGAACTAAGTCCATAAGTCGGCATAATCTTAGGCGAATAATCATTATGCAAGGCTTGAGTTTCAATAGCCTGGCCGGCATTAGCGGCACTACCAGCGGCAAGGGTAGGACTAAGACCGGCAGCAACCAAATCATCTACACGTCTCCGGACTGCGTTATCCTCACGAGCAAAAATTTGTTTCTGCAAATCTTTCTGATACTGCAAGTTCTCATTCTGAAATTGCAAGTTCTGATTCGCAATATCTTTGTTCGCCTGGTTAGTCTTATCCGTATTGCGCATATTTCCTAAAGTGTCTATTAAACTAGACACTCCGGGAAGTGCGGCAGTAGCAATACTACCAATAGTTCCAAGAACAGACATTAGCCATTATCCTCATCAAAACCGAACTCTTGCTGAATTTCCTTTGAATAAGCTAATGAAACTTCTGCAACAGTCTGACGGCAAAGAAGCAATTCAGAAGCATTGTAATCATTGTGCTGCTTTTGTTCACAGTTAATCAAATAACGCTGCTGCTTATCCAACAACTGCAAAATATAAAACAAGTTCTTAGTCTTCATTACGCAACTCCGGCAATAAATCAAGCATTTCAATCTCTTTTACAAGAATCCAATCAGAATGACTTTTTGAATCCTCTGGACAAACATTTCCATGTTCATATTCATAAATTGAAAATCCATCACGCAAGAAACCGGGTTTTCTTCCTTTTCCATTCTTCACATCTTCAAAGCAATCTTTAAAAGAACGCTCCAAAGTCGCTTCATTCTGCATAAAAAAACAACTTACATCTTCATTTGCAATTTGGTCATGTACTACATAAAGTTTCATAAAAAATACCTCTAAAAATTTCAAAATTTTCTGTCTACCATTTACTGACTATAATGCGCATTCTGT